CAAGAAACATAATCTTTCCCCGATTAAGTTCTCCAGTATGCTTGCTCTCGAATTCCTGACGATACCTATGCCAAATATGATCGGATAGAGATTCGTTAGTAGTTATAATTCCAGAAGGTCTAGCACCCTGTTCTAACATTGACTTATTTGCAGAAGTTGCTCGCAAGTCTAATTCAATATCTAATTGTGCAGCTTTTATAGGAGACAACCCACGGAAGTCTGACAGTGGATTGAAATACTTTAACATAATTAATTCATCTTTAGGGATTTCAAATTTAGTTCCGTCACCATTATTAAATAAATAGTGGGATATTTGTTCTGTAGCAGAAGGAACTATTTCTATCTTATCAGGTCGTAATGGGATTATCATTTCAAGCCGAGTACCACTAAACACTAATGCCCAAGGACATTCCCCAGTTAGTTCTAGATAACCAGCTGTTGCTTCCCAAAAATCATAGGAAGTCATCCAAGGATTAGGATTTCTGAATATATCAAAAACTTTATCTCTAGTGAAATCCTCCTTGGCATCACCCTTTGATGTTTTCTTGAATAATTGAAAAGGTAGGGAAGCTAGATTAGAAGAGATAACAGCGACTGCTCTATACACAGTTGCCTGTATGCTATATATTAATTGATACTGAGCTGAAGAAGGATCTGCCTTTACTGAAGACTGGAGGGAAGTTTCTGGATTGTAAGTTACAATGTTTGGGTTGATTGCTTTTTCTTGGGGTACAGCAATTGGTTGCAAACCCTGTGCAATTCTAACTCTATCTAATGCCTTGTTTAATATTCCCAAATGATCTTTATTTTAGTTACTGAATATTGCGTCTTTGATAAGGTGGGCACCAACGAAAGCTAAAGACAACACAGCCACTAAAATAAGAGAAAGCATGAATGCTAACCCATGGAAATATAAAACCTTTGCAACAAAGTTACTAACTTTTATTTCACCTAAATTTGAAGTAATACAAAACACAACGCAATATTTGTTTTCTTTTACAGATTTAATTTTTATTCTAATTAATCCATAATCCCCTATCTCAGTATCATGGGCATCGTACCAGTCTCCATTTTTTGCTACCCTTTTAGCATCAGATTTGCTATCAGCTTCTACAAAATAATATCTTTCAATTTCATAAACTTCTCTAACTTTTACTTTATACTGCATTATTTGCTCTCCTTTATTATAGAATTAAATACAGCTTTCTCAAAAAACTCTTCGGAGATAATATCCCCTTCATTCCCAACCCATTTTGTAATACTGTAAGTTAAATCTTTCCGACCAAATAAATCATCCCTAGTGGCTTTTGCATCTTCAATAGGTTCTAATCCTGTGTTATGCTTTTCCCCATCATTCATATAAATAGTAAAACTATAAGTAAGTTCCCTGTTCATTATATACTCCCTTCAACCAAATAAGCCAATAGTTTGAATCCGAGAAAGGGAAGACAAAGAGTGATTATAATTATTATTTCGTTCATTTTTTAATTCCTTTATACTTTATTTTTTGTTTAACTTACGTTGTAAGTTAAAGGTTTACTCCTATACCCTACAAGGTATTTCTACAGTTATTTTTATTTATTTTTTTCTTCCGAGGAGAAAAAAGATTTAATTCATAATTCCTACATGCAACTTACCTCCTAAAATTATTCTTTCCACCAAACTATCAATGGCATCTGGACAATCTTTATACTTTGCTGCAGGGTACTGCCACAACTGCATCAATAATTCCTTGTAATTATTTGGAGCAGTAGCATAGTCTCTACGAAATAAAACTCTTTTAGAACTATAATGTCGTTCAAATCTTTCTATCCTAGCATCCTTATTCGCTGTATTCGTTACTCCCTTAATTGGGATTAAAAATATTTCATTCCTTTCTGCTGAAACTTTACGAGCCAACTCATCTACATCCTGAAGTAATAACCTCTGAGCACCATTATCCTCAAGTCCAAAAGTGGCAGTCCTATATTCATCGTGTAGTTCTACTATCCGTTCCACTGTTTTCGTTACTGGTCTGACAGCATTGTCTGATTCCAGTATTAAAATCTTCCCCTCATATTTTCCAGCATGCATATAGTACGCTATAATAATTGGAGCCATACATGCCCTCTTGTTCTCCCCCAACGCAGGATCACAATATCCATAGGAAATTCCTTCGTCTGGATTGAAATCACGGACATCAAACCATCCAGCATTATCTTGGGGAAAAATTTGAGTACCCTCTGAAATTGGGTTCAACATATACTGCGATGAAAAACTAACTATTCCTTTCTCGGCAAGCAACTGGTCTAACTTAGATTCACTAAACATCTGAGGAAAATTTAAATCACCCTCTGAATTTTTAACAGGCTTGATAACTGTGTGATATCCCTTTAAACCTTTAGCATCCAGATCTTCATTCAAATCATTTACAATCCAACCATATAAATCATCAAAGTGCCACCTAGTTCCAGTGATATCAATCGTTCCATTTGGATTTAATAAATCTTGGATATCCTCAAAAAATAATCTAGTATCCCTGCGAACAGCTTCAGAGTCACGATCTCGCTCATCAACAATATCATCAATCAATATATAATCGTAATGCATACTGGTTATACTGGTGTCTTTTCCTATGACATCTATGCTACCTTCTTTTGAACCGATTGTTCTAGGAGCAATTACTATGCTGTTTCCCTGCCACCTTGTAGAACCTGTACACCAATCTCCGAAAAACTTTTTGAATCTAGTATTCCTTTCTAGCTGTGCTTTTATCTCGCTCAATGTTCTCTGGGCATTCGTTGCTGAATTCATACATATTAATATTTTAGCATTGGGATCTCTAATTAAAATGTATATTGATTTTAATATTGTGCGGACTGTTGTCTTGTATATCCCCCTAGGCAATAACTCCAACGATCTTTTGTTATCTAAATTACATGCACGTTCCACCATAGGTCTGTGAATAGATTCATACATTCTATCATAACGTAGTATCTTTTTAGCTAGGTAAAATGGATCATTAAATGCAAGGTATGCTATGGCAACATTTCTTTCCTCTGATGAACCTTCTTTCAAGGCTAATAATAAATCATCAGCAGGTAGAGATAAATTGTTGGGGATTATGTATGGAGGTAACTTTTCCTTGTCAACCTTTTTTACAGGTAACTTTGGGAGAGCAGTAGGAATCTTTTATCCTATGCCGATGCTACTGGCAATTTTTTTCTTTTAATCTGGGTAATTGATCTTGAAAGAGAGGTCTCTACATCCACTAGATTACTAACATCGCTAGCATGTAGGTGTTCAACTTTACCTGTGTGCTCAATTGTACTTTTCTCACTAAAACCACCCTTACTCTTCAACCAGAAAATTATTGCTGCAATGTTTCCACTGTCACATAATTTCAGTAACTGAGTTGTACGATGAATAATTTGGTTGGCTATGGATTCTCTGATATTTAATTCAAACTCTTGATCTTTCTTAATCCAATTATTCAATGTCATAGGACTGACACCAACTAGGTTAGCGGCAATGCTTTGTGATAAGCCAATACCGACTGCTTTACAAACTATATTCTTTATTTCAGGAGTAAGTTTACTCGGTCTTCCTTTAATAATATTCTTTTCCATAATGCTCCTAAAGTTAATAGAAATATTCAATATAAATATATAACTACTTAATTCAATTAAAAAAACAAAAACTAAAAAACTTAAAAAAATTTTAAAATTTTAAAAATAGATTTGCCAGATAGGTAAAAACAAAAACTAAAAAAAATTATCAAAATTTAAAGCTAGGGTACAAACTGTTCTAGTGGTCGTTGCAGGGGTTCCGACATGGGTATGCCCCCTCTTCGGGATCATTCATATCATTATATTTATTTACTATCCCCCCCCCTCCCCCTTCTAGATCCTGCCACAACGTAACACAATAACACTGCTACAACGTAGCAACGTCAATGGTGTGAGCATGTAGGATTGTGAGCAGTGAAGAGTAGTGATAACATTGTTTCTTTGTGGCGTTCCTTTTTATGGTGTATAAATAAAGAGAGCGATCCTTCTATTCCAACGCCATCGTAGCCAACAGAGCACGAAACGTATCATTGTATTGTATTGAGATGATAGGAGGGGAGGGGCATATTATTTTTTAAGAGAAGTATTCAATAAAGTTTTTATAATAGGTATAACGAACGATACGATAGCAAGGACAGTGAAGTACATCAGGCATACACAGGAGAAGGCTAACAACATAACAAAGGTAACAACTCCATATATGCTACCCTTTAACCAACGTAAACCATTAGCTATTTTATTTATCATGCCCCCCTCCCTGTTAAAAAAAGGCTCATTTATCTTTATCTCTTTCCTTTATCTGATTATATAAAGTATCTGGATCTAAGTCTTCAAATCTATTCCAAGCACCTAGTATAGCAATTACCTTATTGTTTAACTTGATTTTTCCATTAGTACCTATTTCAACTTCAAACCTTTTATATATAGCCATTTATATAATCATTACAGTATGGCATTGTTATTTA